CATGATGGGGGAGGCAATCTGGATGGATGCAATCTTTGTATTCAACCGGCCCAAAGCTCACTACAGAACGAACGGCGAACTCAAGCCATCAGCCCCCAAACATTGCACTGGGCGGATTGGTGACTTGTCGAAACTTATTCGTGCTGTAGAGGATGCTTTAACAGGCGTTGTCTATGACGATGACGCCCAGATAGTTCACCTCACCTCTCAACGTCGTTATGTCTCTGGAAACCACGAATCCCCCTGCGCCATCATCACCATCACGGCCATTGATTGAAGCAATGGTTGAGTTCCACAGAACAGTGGGCAAGATCGGCAAAGGTGGCAAAGCTCAATACGGCAAGTACGCCAACCTCAAAGACATTTTGGAGGTTGTCACCCCTGCTCTCACACAAAGCGGTTTGGTTTTAACTCAGACCTTTGAGCCACCAGTTGAGCCTTCTCTGCCTCCAGTTTTGGTCACCAGACTCATTCATGTCAGCGGCGACTTTATTGAGTCAAAGCTGCCAATGATTATTCCCAAAGGTCGCGGGAACGCAATGCACGACTTCGGGGGTGCAATTACGTACCTAAAACGTTACGCCTTGCTGCCGATCTTGGGTCTTGAGGCTGACATGGAAGAACAGCCCGAACGCTTGGATGACGACGGCGACAGGTTCAGCCCTGAGCCAGTTTCCAAGCCTGCAAGATCTATGAAAAAGCCTGAGAAGGCAAGATCTATGACGCCGGCCCCGACACCTGAGCCGACGCCTGCAGTGCCTGGAGTAAAGCCAGAAGATCAACTCATTCCCGAGCTTGAACTCAAAGCTCTAATGGAAATGTTTGACACCATGTCTGACGAGACAAAACAAACCTTTGCCACAGCCTTCGGGAAAGTCTTCCCGGTACCAGCAAACGGCAGAGTCTCAGAGGCTATAAATGCCCGCAAACACCAAACCTGGATCAACGACTATTTCAAGCGCAATGGCTGATGAAAAAACCAAACAAGCCGTGGCGGACGACAAGCGCCGCTCAAATCACTTTCAGGTCCGGCTGGACTCTCAGCTAGCCGACCAGCTGCGCCATTACGCAGAGCAACGCCATCACGGCGTGATCAACATGGCGCTCAACACCATCATCTCCAAGTTCTTCAACGGAAAGTAATGCTCAACATGACCGCGCACGGCAACCTCGGCCGTGACCCTGAACTCAAGCAAACCGACAAATCACAAGTCGCTAGCTTCAGCATCGCCGCACGTACCGGCAGAGACGAGACCACATGGATTGATTGCTCTGTCTGGGGCAAGCGAGCTGAAACCGTGATGCAATATCTGCACAAGGGTGACCGCATCACCGTATGCGGCTCAGCCAAAGTGCGGATCTATGAGAAAAAGGACGGCAGCGAAGGCAAGAGCCTGGAGCTGAACGTGTCGGACTTCACATTGCCGCCAAAGCAAGAAGCGGGATCTATGAGCTTCTGAGCTAAAAATCGGGCAGGTCAGATCTATGACGGCCTGCCT